GTCAAGGGAAACTGTGAAACCTGTGCACCACCAGGATAGTGGTGCCAAGGAGGTATATAAGTCTGAGTAGTGGCGTTACCAGCCACAGTGCCAGCAACGTAAGAGGGTATCATTATTAATTGCTTGACAGACGTAAACTGTTCTCCAATGGTGTGCTGTGCTGCCGAAGCAGTAGTAGCCTTAACCGCTGAAGATAAACCTGAGTTGGTAACCTCACCGGACTGCTGGTAAACAACAGCACCGTAAGAAGAAACAAACATATTGCCTGCATAATCAGCAAGCTCGAAATTCTCACCACCAGCAACCTCAACCATGAAAGGAACTGAAGGTGTTACAGACGCATTCGCCTGCAAAGGATCCATGCAGACAACGGAAATGGAACCGATAGCTGACATGAAATAGGTGTATGGGTTCTCTGAGACATAAGGAACATTGAACTCGAACACATTATTATCACGCATATCCATGATCTGGGAATAACCATAAGGCTGCACCAAACTGGATGCAATCTCAGGCCCTTCCACGGTAGTATTAGCATTGGTGGTAACGGTAGTCAAAGTGGTCCTCGGATTAAAAGAAACCATGTATCTACCACCATGAAACTTGGTCTTGGCAAAAGTAAACCTGAACACAATGTCACCTCGCCAAAGGCGAAAGTAACTAGCGATATTCATCAAACTGGAAGGCGCAAAAGCGTTACCAGACTGAGCAACCAAAGAAGCACTGTTCCTAGGATAAACCAGGTTACAGAAAGGCGGGCCAGCAGGAGCTCTGAACCACAAGCATGATGGACTAACGGGGGCAGCATAAACAACAGTGCTATGAATGTCAGCTGTGGACAACTGCCCAACACAAACCTGACTGAACTGACTGGTGATAAACTTGAGAGCCATCTCATCAACATCAGTGGCTCCCACAACTCCATCAAAAGCAAGGGTGTTGGACATGAAAGGCCCCACTGGAAGTCCAGAATAAGGCGTGTCAATTTGGCCCTCACCTACGGCAGTAATACGCACGTGGTGTGAA